TGAAAGACTCAACCAGGAAGAAGCCGACATGCCTCCAATTGTTTTTCATCCATATGAACTTCGTGACCATGTTCTCCAACGATGCGAAAGTGAAGTTCACGATGGCCCCAAATACAGCCTTGGCTCTGATCCACATGATCTGGAAAGTCATGATGACCTCGTCCCCGTGCTCTGTCCACCAGGTCCTCAGCTGATCAATCTTCTCTTTGATCCAAGCAACGAGCTTCCCCCAACCGTCTTTGATACGGTCCATTGCCGTCTCTCCCTCTCCCCACATGGCAAGAAACGTAGTGCCAATCAGAGCAACAGCGGCAATGATGGCGAGTAATGGAAGGAGAGCGGCTGCTGCCACGCTGGCGACCACGGCTGCGATCTTGGCGATGATGGCGACAGTAACGCTGACGGCAGAAGCCAACATCCCAAAGACGACAAGGAGCGGACCAATGGCCCCGGCTATCAAAGCGAAGATGACAACAATCTTCCGGATGCCTGGAGACAGCTTGTCGAACTTCTCCGTGATCCACGTGAGACCATCAGCGAGTTTCCGGACCATTGGCTCAAGCGTTTCTCCAAGCTGTATGCCTATGACTGAGAAAGCGGACTTGAGTTTGTCGAGAGCGAACTTCAATGTTTTGGATTGCTCATTGAACGCATCCAGCGTGGCTCCTGCGCGACTGGACTTGTCAGCAATGATGTCCAAGTCCCCGGCAAAGTCCGCTCCGCTTTCACGAGCAAGACTCAATGCGGCTTTGGCGGCACGGATGGAGGAGACGAGTTCAGATGTCTCGCCAACGCTTCCCTTCGTAGCATCAGCCAGGAACTCGATGGCGCCACCAAGTCCCTTCGCATTGAGCAGAGCTTCACCGGACTCGAAGCCTGTACCCTGTAGAGCAACAGCAAGCTCGTCCGTTCCCTTTGCGAGAGCGAACATCAAGCGATTCAAAGCCGTGGCGGACTCTCTCGCATTGATACCACCACGTGTCATAGTCGCCATCGCCGCTGCGACCTCTTCAATGGGGACTCCGACAGCCGCTGCTGTAGCTGAAACAGTACCCAAGGAGTTGGCCAAGTCATCGAACGTCAGAACACCCTTCTCAACCGTCTTGAACAGGATGTCGGAAACGTCCCCGGCTTCTGAGGAGTCCTTACCATACGCATTGAGGATGTTCGTGAGCGCACGAGCGGCAGTGGCTGTGTCGGCCATACCAGCACGGCCAGCCATGGTCGCAGCTCTGAGGACTTCCAGACCTTGTGCGCCTTGGAACGATGCGGAGTTGATGTTGTAAAGAGCGTCAGCGAGTTCCGTTGGACCAGCCCCAAGTTCACGGGCCATGTCGAGGACGGCTTGTGTGGTCCCTGCAAAGTCCTTCTCACTCTGACGAGCGATGACGTTGACGTTGCGCATGGACGCTTCAAAGCCCACGAACGCTTTCACGCCAGCTCCAAGAGCCAACGCAATCGGAGCGGTGACGCGCAAGGACATCCCACGACCAAAGCGGCTCATGGAACTTCCGACAGCACGCATCCGGTCCCGGACCCGACTCATTGCCGCTTCAAAGTTGGCAATACGAGCGGACACTTGAACAAATGCATCACCTATCTTTTCAGCCACGGCTCATTTCCTCCACTACACGATCCAACCGGACCTTTTCCAGTCCGGTCTTCTCCTTCAATCGCTTCACAGCTTCCTCGAACTTGTTGGTGACGTCAGGCGTGACTTCCGAAGACTCATTCACCTTGCCACCTCCTTGTTTGTCGAACCCTTTTGGAGCCTTCACCGTTGGCCCCGCAGGCAAGCCGTTCCCGGAAGCAACCCCCATCTTTCTCAGGATTGCTCCCGGGATATGTTTCTGAAAGACCCGGAATTGAGGGCCAGTGAGCTTCCCTACATCCTCAGGAAGCCACCCGTATGCCTCAGAGAACAGCGCAAACTCCTCCCCCCAGTCTATACCTGGGTGGGACTCTCCGGAGCCTTCTCCACTGTCTCCTCTGATACGTTTCCCTCAGCTCTCCCTTCCATGTCTTCTTCTTCTACACCGATGTCGCAAACGTAAGACACGATGCTCGTGAACTCATCGAGGTTCTCAGGCTTGATAAGTCCCACGATGTCTTCAGGCATGATGTCGGGTTGATTTTCCTTCGCAGCCAAGAAGACGACGCGCTGGACTCCTTTGACGGTGGACATTTGGTCGTGTGCGAGTTCCTGCAGCTCCTTCCCGGTTGGGAGGTCTTTGGTCATCCCGCGCAGGTAGTTGATCTTGTCGTCTCCTTCGAGTCCTTTGGCCACCTGGTTCCCTGCGGCAATCCGCTGGGAGATGACTTGGGCTTCCAGAGCTGAGAAGATTTGTTCCAGCTGTAGTTTCTGCAACTTGAGTTTCCGTCCACCAACCTCAACTTCAATCGGAGAGTTGGTCATCACATACGCATCTGTCATTGGTTCACCTCTTGGTTTCTACCGTTCCCGGCTTTCATTGCTCTTGTTTACGCTGCGGACACTTCGCCTGTGAAGCTGAAGTCTGCGGAGTACGTCACCACGCCATCAACCGGAGTTGAGGCTTCAACGGACGAGATGATCACGTCACCGCTGATGGTTACATTCCCCGTGTTCAAAGAGATACCAGACTGAGAACCCGTCACAGGCCTGGAACCGATGGCCGTGAAACTTCCGGTTGCGCCCTGGAGACCTTCAATGAACTCTCTCCATCCATCACTCGACATGGACGTGGCGTCCAACGCTTCTGTCGTCAGAGTCACCGACCATTCAGTGATCTCGTCCGCACCACCACCATTGGTAACACTTCCCGCTTTTCCCGATATTGCAGCTGTCGTCATTTTCTTTTTCCTCCTTCTGGATACAGTTGTTAGTCAAGCGGCTCAATGACGGTGAGACGCTTCAAAGGATAGATGAACACGTTGGTGTTCTCATCCGTGAGCTTGGTCTGGACTGAGATGGTTCCGGTCAGGTCTGGGACCGTAACAGAAGCCCACCAGCGGTTCGTCTCGCCACCAACCGGATAAACAGTGGCCGTGTACGGAGTGCTTGTGGTCGTGTTCCCAACCCGGAACTCCACTGTCACTTCGGAAAGACCCTGCGTTGTTCCGTTCTCGTCCAGCGCAATACAGTTCGTGAACATGAGCGTTGTCTCTTTGTAGAAGGACCCACTCAGACCAACGACAGCTTCCGTTCTCGCATTGACCAGGTTCGTGTACGCTGCGGGAGTCACGGAATCACCCGGGTTCCCGTATGCAACCGCACCGAACAGCGCCAATGTAACAACAGCCGCTCCCGCCACCACTCCAAACATTCGGCTCATCTTCTTCATTCTCTCCTCCTCTTTGGTTTTACTTCGTCTGAAGGTAATACCGGAACTCAACAATGTACTGCCAACCCTTGTTGTCTGGGTCTCGCAGCTGCCGCTCTCCGATTTTGTCTGCTCGTATAACATGACGATCCGGGAGCGTGAGCAGCACGTCTTTGAACGTAGCCACCACGAGCTTCCCTGCCGCCATAACACGGTCTGGGTATGAGATGTCATCCCAGATGGCGTGTCTGATCAATGGTTCATCAATATTGCTTCCTGCCGCTCCCATCGTCCAGGAGCTGACCGTTGAAATGAGCGACACTGTATCAAACGGAAACACGGCACTATCCGGTCCCTCGTCTGGGTACATGTCTGACATCGCGTCTCGAAGCAGTACTGGGTTTGGATCTGCGCTGTTCTTGAAGCGGTCATAAATGGCTTTGTAGAGTTCAATCATCGCATTGGTGTCCCTATGAAACGTGCTAGCACCTTCCGGTTCCGGTCCAGCCCCGGGTTCAGCCACGGTCTGGCCGCCATCTTTCCGGTTCCCATCTCCAAATAGAATGCATACGAAGCGTTACCAGCCGTTGGCTTCAATGAGCTTCCAATCCTTCGGACGAAAGCCCTGGGCGTGTCCCACGTGATGGTCTTCCTCAAATGTCCGGTCTGTACGTTGGGGATGCTTCCCGGAGCTGAGGGAAGTCCGGCACCGTCTGGGAAACTCTTTTTGTAATCGGCTTCGAGGTATGCCGCTGCCATCGTCAGGTTCCCTTCAAGAGTCCGAAACAGTTTGAACCGGAACTCAGGAGTGTAGTCTGTGCCTCCCGTTTTCACGGTCAGGAACTTGGTCCTGGTAGTCTTCCCTCTGATTGGCTTTGCCATCTCTATGTCCTCAACAATACACCGATTTCAAAGTGGTGTTCCTTCTCTTGAACGTCATCCACGAGTTCCACGTCATACCTTCTCGCACCGACATCGATGACGTCTGTCTGAACAATGTCCAAATTCGTATCACAGTACAGCCAGTGACTAATCCGCTTCCCTTTCTTGCCTCGCATCTCTTGCTCACCACCTCCGATGATCTCAATGAGACAAGGCTCATCCGTGTACTTGGGCGTCAGCGTTTCCTCGTCCACTCCTCCCGTGGGCGTGCGGTCCGCTGACCTCGTGAACACGTTCATTCGGTTGTTGTAGAGATGAACCAAACTCATAGCATGTACATCCTTCGGTCTTTGTAACGGTCCAAGACATCGGTGATGGATGCGGTAACAGAAACCGCTCCCAATCCAAACTGTTGCTGCTGCGCGGTTCCATAAGTACGGGACCAGCGGCCCAATCGTTCGCTCTTGATACCCTCTTGGCCTCTCACGTTGAACTTTCTGGAGACGAGTTCAATGACGGCTCCCTTGAGATCTTCAGGCATATTGGCAGCACTGTATCCAGCTGTGTACTTGATTTTGATACTCTGGCGACCAACCTGGAACCCAGAAGAATGTCCCATGGTGGCTCCGCTCAGGTACTCTGTAGTGTTATCAATTAGAATTTGAACTATGCCGCTGTCTTCATACACGACATAGTCTGCGGCCACGATTTCACTTTCAGCCGCAAACGTCCGGTCAGGGTTATCAAACAACTCTGCCACAGATGAAATAGGCCAGTTGTTGACAATGAGCGTACCATCGTTGTACTCTGTCCCATCGTAATACTCTGTCCGCTCCGCTTCAGCGAAGGACCGCTGGCAATACGTCTCAACAAAGCGACTCATGCGGCTGATCAGGCTTTCAAGCAGGTCATCATAGTCCGTCCCCGTGATGCCCATATACTCTTTCACTTCAGCGAGTGTTACGAGGTCTGCCATGGTCTTCTCCTCAAAATAGTTTCTCAGCCAGCTTGCCAACAGCAAAGGCCAATCCCAATCCAATCCCATACCCCAACGGCTTCAACAGTGCTGTCTTCCGGGTCAGGTCCATTCTCCGGATGATCCAGATCAAAGCACGGGAATGATTCTCAAGAACAATCTCGTTGGTTTTGCCTCTCCGCTCCTTGAGAATATCAATCAGATCAACAGCTTCCCATTGATCAGGTGTTTTAACATTTGTCATATTGAAATCTTCCCTTCTTTCTTCCCCAACACACTCACTCATGCTCTCACTTTCAACCCAACGTGTTCTGCCAGCTTGTTGACCTTATCCTGCAACTGTCCGGCTGCATTCCAGTCGGTTATATCTTGAGCTATCTGGGCAATCTTTGCAGCCTTTCTACTTCTACGCTCAGACATGTCCACCTCAGGCGAGGAACTAATCTTTACCCAAGATCCAATACCATTATTATCAACCTGCTGAACCCAACGACAACCATCAGGGGACATCAGGATCACGCCCCTGTCATCGCCCTGTGTTTCAAGGTCGCCATCGTTAATCAGTAGCCTGCCGCCCAAACTCATCGCAATATTGTCCATGTTATTCTCCCATCCATTGTAGGCTGATTGCTGAATTCACGGCTCCGGTCTTGTCCCCTAATGGTTGATTGAACCACCACACATCAGTCCATGTAATCTCCGTACCGCTGGTAAGGTGTAATCTCCTGTTTCTTGCGGCAAGTGGGAACCAAGTTGCGATTGCGATGCTATCGTCATCCTGATACCACGTCTGATTGCCGTCTCTGTAGAAGCTATTGGTCCATGAGAACGGCGGAGTAGTCCAGTATGCCCCATGGATTGACGCATCATGCTCAAGCCAGTAGTAGCC